AATTACTCTTAATAAATTGATCTAATGATGGATATTTCATTTCCATCATAATTGAATCATCAAGTTTAATTTTTGAATTATGTTCGGGATTTCTTTGAACTTTAATGTCATCTACAAAAATTTTAACAGGAACTGATGTTTCTTCGTCATCTGGGCAAATAATATTGACTTCGATTTCTTCTCCAACAGATTTCCCACGAATATTAAGAAAAAGATATTCGATATCAAAAGTTGGAAGAGATTCGACCTTAACATTTTTTGTTTCAATACAATTCTTAATAACTGTTTTAATTGCATTTGTAATTTGCTTTGTATCTTCAGACTCCAAAGCAAGAACTAAAAGTTTTTCTTCTCTTACAAGAAAAGGTCTGTATTTTATTGTTTGTCTAGTTGATGGCAACTCAAGTTCATAAGTTGGTGTCGAAATCTTAGGTAAAGGCATGATGTTCTATAGAAACTTCAGTGTGATTATTTATTATGCGATAGTAGGGTTTAAATTTCCAGTCAATCCAGGTATTCCGGGTCCTATGGGAAAATCATTTCCATCTACATCACCAATAACCGGTAAATTTTGATTTATATTTCCTACATTTGGTAATGAATTTGGTGATGCAAGTTCTGGAACTCCAGGAGCAATTGGATTAGGTTTAACTCCACCAGATGATAATTGAACACGTTCAGTTATGTATCTAGTATAAGAAAACGAAACTGTACATTTAAGTAAATCAGAAGATTCATATGATACGGGCATAGAGTTTATACTTACGGGGTATGCTTGCATAAATTGATACCGTAAATATTGAGATCCAGCGTCCCTTTCAAACTTATTAATGTACAATTCATCAGTTGTATAGTCATCAGGATACCTGACCCGATGATAAAAATTCCTAGTACGTAGACCTCTAGCCTCTTGCTCATTAGCAATATATTGCATCCACTTTTCAAAAAACCAGAGAATATTATAATTTCCATCATCTCTTCCATGATCAACATAAAAAGTAAAATCTGCACGATCATCATACGATCTACGATATGCGTATCTTTCAGTAACTCCAGTATGATCATCGATAATTTCATTCGTCATGAATGAAGATCCAGGAAGAGATGCTTCACTGCAAGATAAAGTTAAAAGATCCAAATTGAGTCCATAATTTAAACCTTTTTGAGTAAACCAGGTTTGAACAGGACGAGGAGCATTAAATATGCATTCATAATGCGATGTTAATGCTGGACGAAGAAGTTTTTCTCGTATAGTACCATAAACTCTCACAAATGGTGTTCTATTTCCACCAGTCTCACCACTAGTATTTTGCGGTGATCCAGAAGAAGTATTTCCGGAAGTTGCGCTAGGTGGTTGGGGAATACCAGGAGCAGTTCCCTGAGATTGAGTTGTTGATGTTCTTCCTCTTGATCTATTTTGTTGTATTAGATCTTCTCTTCCAGCCATCTATAAATACTTTTACTAATATATTATGTATGCTGGAAATGGCAGAAAGTATCAAAAGTATCTATAAACCATCTTATCCAGAAAAATATCAAGGTGACGCAAACAATATTATCTGTAGAAGTAGTTGGGAAAGAAAGTTTTGTTATTATTGCGACCACAATCCAAGTATAATATCTTGGGCATCGGAAGAGTTTTGTATCGGATATGTGTCTCCTGTAGATGGTAGAGTGCATAGATACTTTCCAGATTACTTAATTAAGGTAAAAGAACAATCTGGTAAGATTAAAACTTATGTGATTGAAGTAAAACCAAAGAAACAAACCATCCCACCAAAACAAAAATCAAGAGTGACTAAATCATATCTTCACGAATGTAGAACTTATGCAGTAAACCAAGCAAAATGGAAAGCAGCAAAAGAATGGTGTGCCGATAGAATGTTAGAGTTCAAAGTCATTACCGAAGAAGAGTTAGGTATCAAGTAATGGCAGAAGGTTTCGGTCAATACGTAGGAACTGGTACTACACGAACAAAAGAACTTCTAAAAAGAGTCGAAGAATCTGGTAGTACAGATCCAGAAGACATAATGCTATTAATTATGGATATATTTAAAGAAGAAGTATTATATCCAGAACCAGGAAAATTTTACACTTTCATTTATACACCAAAGACTCCAGATATTGAATATGATCAGCACCCTTTAATTGCTTGCACTGAACTTTATAATTGGGGATTCAAAGGACTTAATTTTCATTGGAGACAATCAAGAAATTATACTTGGGAAGAGATATCAGGAAAGCTCCATGTCGTTAAGTATAATGAGTTAGATGAGTTAGTTTCATTGCAGTATGGAAAATTCCGTCTAAATAGATAAAAAAGTCTATAATGGCTCAATCTAAACCATATCTTTTACCTAACACTGCGGGAAGATATGTTACAGAAACTCTTACAAATACCTCCGGTTCCATTTTTAGAGTAGATGGATCAAAAACAGTCTATGCAGATTATTTTATTGAAAATGGAAACCTTATTTTAGAGACATCAGCATTTGCATCGCCAGAATTTCAAAGAAATCTAGCGCAAAATTCTCAAGGATATAATAGAACAATAAGTAACTCCATTCTTGAGGCAACTGGAACCGCCCCTAGCGGAAACACTGCACAAAATAATCCGAATGATTCGGGATCTCCCGATTCATCCCAACCAACAACGTCTCCGCCAAATAACAAACAACCAGTAACTGCACCACCGGGATTAATCTATCCAACTGACCTGGGATCTAGTGATCAAGATAAAATTAGATTTTGGGCAGCGGAATATGTTACGGGTAAAAGTAGAGGTCTTTCGGGAAGTGGTGTTCCATCTTTATCATCTGTTGTTGGGGCAAAAGTTGAAGTTCCTGTTTTTTTACCAATTCAATCGGCAATTTCAGACCAAAATGCAGTTGGGTGGGAACCTGATACTCTAAATCCAATTGAATTGTATGCAGTAAATGCTTCATTGGACGTAATGGAGGCTGGTAGCATGGAAAACGTCACAAAAGTAAGTGCAGATAATCTTAACACGGCTTTACAACGTTTAAGATCAAGCTCTAGAGAAGTAAGGACATATCTTGCCGGTCAAGCAGTTGGTGTAAATAATCTTCTTTCAAGGTTGCAAGGTCAAGTTCTAAACCCAAACTTAGAACTTCTCTTTCAAGGTCCGCAATTAAGACCTTTTAGTTTTACATTTAAGTTATCGGCAAGAAATGATATTGAAACAAAGACTATTAAGCAAATTATAAATTATTTTAAAAAATATATGGCTCCTAGATACAAAGATGGTGATCTGTTTATAAGAGCACCTCACATATTTGAAATAAAATATCTTTACAAGAATAAAGAAGATCACCCAGGACTAAATTTAATCAAAGCTTGTGCATTGACAAACTTTTCTGTTGATTATACTCCTCTTGGTTCATACATGACATATGAAGATGGAACAATGGTGGCATATACATTATCAATGCAATTCCAAGAACTTACTCCAATTTATGAAAACGACTACGACGGACACGATATAGGATACTAAAATGTCAAGAAACTATTTCCAGTACTTACCAAATTTTGAATACGTTAATCGCAATCCAGAAAACAGCGACATATCTAACTATATTGCGATCAAAAATCTTTTCAAAAGAGTAAAAATTAGGGAAGACATTTTTAATAACTTAAATTATTTTGAAAAATATCAAATCATTGGAGATGAAAGACCAGATAATGTGGCATTTAAAATTTATGAAGATCAAAATCTAGACTGGGTTGTTCTTCTTGCAAATAATATTACAAATATTCAAAGCGAATGGCCATTACCCCAAAATTTATTTGATAAGGTTCTTCTAGAGAAGTATGGATCATATGAAAACTTATACTCCAATATTCATCATTATGAAACTATAGAGGTTAAAAACTCAGCAAGAGCTGTTGTATTACCAGCGGGACTAAGAATACAAAACACTTGGAGAACAAATGGCAACTTTATTCAAGTTATAAACACAAAAATAAATCAAATATTTGCTGGAAATGGTATCGTTGGGACAAAAACAGTAACAGTTACCATGAACAATGGCATTAAAGGATTAACTGAGGGGTCTCAGGTTTTAATCAATAACGTATCCGAAAATATATACAACGGGAAATTTACTGTTACTTCTGTTTTAGCTCCATTTAATGATATTGCAATCTCTTTTACATATGAACTTCCTTCAGTGCCATCAATAATAAACCCAAATATAAGCACATCAAACAAAGAAGAAGTTGTCTTTACTCTCGAAAGTGGAATGGAGGGTGGAAATTCATATTACTATGAATTTTATGACAGCAATCTTGAATCTTATACTTTAGTTCCATCAACGGATTTACTCAAAGCAGTTACAAATTACGAATACGAACTTTCAGTCGAAGATAAAAAAAGAAGTATCTTTATCTTAAAACCAGATTATCTAGATCTTGTCTTTAATGATCTTAATTCGATTATGAGATACAAAGAAGGTGGTGTCCAATACATAGACACCACCTTAAAGAGAGGAGAAAATATTAGATTATATCAATAATCAGTCTTCGGCAAGACGTTGGAAGTATGCGAGAGCATCATCTTCATCTTCGTCAGATTCTTGTGAAATTTTAGGAAGAGAAGGAGTCTTGGATCGAGCATAAGATTGCTCTAGTTCTTCAACAACACGATCCTGGGCGGAGGGTTTTTGCTCATAATCATCTAGATCATCTTCTTGTTCAACTACGGCACGAGAACGTGTAGGAGTAGTTTGAAGACCAAGAACAGCATTCAGGCGATTTTCAAGTTCTTCGTAGGTCTTGAATTGGTCGGGAGCAGTCACTGCAGAAAGTGAGTATTGCTTTTTCCAAAGTGCTTCCAGAGCATCATCATCTTCAAGAAGAGGAGTTACACGATCAAACTCAGACTTGTCATAATTCCAGTAACCATCTTTCTTGACAATCTTCAGTTTGAAGTTTGCACCCTGCCAGAAATCAAAAGGATTGATCGGAGTTTCATCCTCAAATTCAGGTTGCATTGCTTCCATGATCTTATCAAAGATCTTCTTACCATATTTGAAGAGGAAGACTTTACCTTCGTTTTGAGGATTGGTAGGATCCTTTACAACATAGATGTTGGAGTAATAGGACAGTTTACGCTTCTGTTTGCGAACAATTTCTTTATCCTTGTCGCTACCACTGTTCCACAGTTTCCGATTATGCTCAGAAACAGGGTCTTTTTGTCCGATTGTGGTCAGTGAATTTTCAATGTACCATCCGCCAGGACCTTGGAAACCATGTGAATACATTTTTGCCCAGGGAACTTCTTCACCCTCTGGTGCAGGAAGAAAACGGATAACTGCAAAACCGTTTCCAGTTTTATCTACCTCTGGTTTCCAGAGACGCTCATCAGCACCGCTAGAAGTAGTACTCATCTTCTCAACTTCCTTTACCAGTTTGGAAGTCAGAGAACCAAGTTTGGATTGCTTTTTAAGATTTTCGAATGACATTAGATTACCTCGTATTAGTAGGATTTGGCTTTTGTGTACCTCGTTATTCTACAGGTCTGAACCCGTTTTGTCAATCTGCTTTTTCATTACCTCAAGCATCTGAGACATATTGTTAAGGATAATGTTCATGTCTGTGCCTGCGGGCATACCCATCATAATGGCAGATTTAGTAATGCGTTCTTTCATTTCAATTGCTTCTGGATCATCCGACAAACTCACTCTTGTATAAAGAACTTTTTGTTTATCAAGAAGTTTTTCCAAAAGTTCTACATGTTGAAGTTTCTGTTCTTTTGACATCGCAGGAAACTTAAAGACATTTGAATAAACATCTTCTTGCAATTCTGCAATCTCGGTCATCTCTGCACGGACAACCTCAGAATTAAAGAAACTCATGAATCCTCCAGAACAATCTCTTTCAAGATTTTACGAAAACGAAATACATCAATATTTAGAAAAGGATTATATTTTTTAATCCTACGACTTACGGTTTCCCACACTGGGTCCTTAAGTTTCTTATCAAACTTATTCCCGAACAGGAAGATTCTATCGTAAATGACTAGTGTTTCCAGACTAATTTTCCCGCTCAGGAATTTTTTTAGAACTGGGGGATGTCCCTTTGAACAATCAAATACTTCTTCAAATTTATTCTCCCCAAAAAGACTTTGCGATTCTTCCTTAAAAATATACGAAAGAGATTGAATTTTTTTCTGCCAATTCCTATACCTATCATCACCATCGCGAATCATTTCTCCAATCCAGAGTGTTTCGGGATCATTGCAAGAAACAAAATTTGATACGAAAAAATCTACGACTTCTTGATCTGTCTTTTGTCTGGAGACTTTTTCGAACCACATTCGATCTTTTCTTTTGTAAAAAGATTGAAGACTTGCTCGACTTTTACCGCAATATTTGAAATAATCATAATTGTCTTTGGTGAAGTGATTCTTCAAAGACAAATAACACTTGTAGGCATCAAAAGGCATCATTCAAAAAAGTAATATAGGCAATTTTTACCGGGGAAATTTTTGCCCCCAAAATGGATTATAAAGGCAATTTTGCTCGCGAGACTTTTTTTAGAAAGTTAAGTTCCATAGCTTCGTATTTAATCTTTTCCTTGAGAGGTTTAGATATCAACTTCGGAACGGATTCCAGATCGATATTATTCTGCTCACAAAAATAAACGATAGCGTCAATGTAATTCATCTCTTCATTTACTTGCACGAGATTCTCAATCTCTTGAGCAAATCTTGAAGGGCAGAAAAATTTACTTTCAAGTACCTTTTCTAATTCATTCTCCATCTGACCTAGTACTGTGAGATACAAATTCTTTAATATACCGAACTAATAACTTAATATAATCCTCTTTGTTTCTTTTGTCAAATATTTTTACTTCCCCACCAGGAGTAACCATAATTGTGATTAACTTTACTGGGGGAATATTGGTGAGTTCATAGTAAGCAGCAGCATAGAACATTTCTTGGACAAAATAGTTCTCAATCCATTCTTCTGGTTTGATTTTTTCCGAAGTTTTAAAGTCTATAACTGCAAGTTCGCCATCATATTCAGCAATACAATCTACTCTTCCAGCAAGTCCAAGATACTCAGAGTAAAGTGTTCTTTCAATTGCATGAATATTATTTATCTTATCAAGATAAGGTTTTGCATGAAAAAACATAAACTTTGTCAGGGGTTGATAATTATCCCAGTTTAATTCCTTGTTTTCAAGATAATCCTGACAAACTTGGTGAAAATCTGTTCCTCTTGCGGTTGCTTTCTTAGTGATTGCATTTGCTTTTTCTACACCAACTCTCTTACGCCACTCAACAAAGATCTGACGATTATAAAAAGAAGTTACAGAAGTAATAGAAGGCACCCATGATCCATTGGGAAGATTATAGAGACGGATGCTTTCTGTTGTTTTACACTCTAATTCAATATCACCCAGATAATTATGATGAATAAAGGTCATAGATTACTTTCCATTTTTGCAACGATATATTCTTTCACAAATCCAGAACGAACAATATCTTCAACACTGAATTCGATAATGTCAATTGAAGGCATGATACGAAGAATTTTCATGAAATCAATGATGCCATTCTTCTCATTTGTTTTTACTAGATCCGATTGAGTTGCATCACCACAGAACATAATCTTAGAATTCTCACCTACACGAGTGATAATAGAATCAAGTTCGTGAAAATTCAGGTTCTGAAATTCATCTACGATAATGATTGAATTGTCCAGAGTAGTTCCGCGAATAAAAGAAGTACTCCAAAAACTAATCGTTCCTTGAGTTTTGAGGTTTCCATAGAGCATCTCAAAGTCTGCATCCGATGGCATTTCGAACATATACTTCACCATATTCTTATATGGAATTTGGTAAAGTGAAGATTTATCTTCATGATCTCCTGGAAGAAAACCGATTTCGCGAGTAGCAACCAGAGACCTTACAATGTAAATCTTTTCATATGGTGTTCTTTCATCAAGAACATCTTTTAGAGCATTGTACAGGGTGATAAAAGTCTTACCTGTGCCGGCGCATCCATATGCAACAATGTTTTGTCCGTTTTTATAGCAGCGATAAAGTTCTTTTTGATTATCGGTAAGAGGATCAATAGTCCTCATTAAATCTGCATTAATTGGCTTTTTTCTTTTCATCTGTTTATTACTCATCCCGAAAGGAACTGGTGATTTGGGAGTGTTTTTTCTTGCAGGCATGTTAAAAAATCAAACGGGTTTTACTTGTGATCCTGGTACTTTCGATGCTTTGTGTAGAACATCATTCCATCCTGGGTGTGACTTCTTAAGTCTATCATAAACTTCGCCAACTTCACCAGAGTTTGGACAAGTTGAAGGATCAGACCAATCTCTATCCCAATCAGGATTGTCTTTCTTCCATTGCTCCCAATCAAATACACTCATAGTTACTTCTTTTTGTTCGCCAGTAACTTTATTATAAACTGGATATGTTGCCATAGGTTACATAAAAATATAGGAATATTTATTCAATAGTAATAGAAGGAGCATCTACACATTCAGAGCATCCTTCCCGAGTCCAACCAAGTGCTTCGGATACTGCAGGGAATTGGCAAGTAAAAATACAACGAATCAACTCTGCAATTTCCATGTGTTCTTTCTGTGTTCCGTGTGCAGAACGAAGATCGATATAATGGATCCATGACCTTACAGAACCGGTCATATAGAGGCGTGTAGGCGTCGCTAAGGGCAATACAAACCTTGCACACTCCTTTGCCACTCCTGCTTCTAGAAGGCGGTTGTAGAGGCGTAGAGAGTGCTCAAAATGAACACGAATATCCTCAGTCAAAATAAGTTTCAAATAATCAGGAATATCATCAATACTATTTTGACGATTCTTTGTGTCTTGCCTACGGAGTTCAGGGAGAGGAATTGTTTTACTCAGAAGATTTGTATCAGCATATCGTTGCGAAAATTCCTGATATGTAAAGGATCTATGTCGAAGAATTTGTGCCGCTAGACCACGAGTAGTATTAATCTCTAGGGTCATTGATGCCTGTTCAAAGATACTCCAGTGTTGATGCTGAATACAATACTTAAGTAGTCCTGAAAACTTTTCATTCTCTTGATTGGAAGGATTACTTACCCGAGCACAATATGCCATGTGCTTTTCTGCATCGGGAGTAACACTGATGAGTTTTACTTCTGGTTTCATAAATTCAAAATCAATCAGGATATCCATCATCGTCATAAAATACCTCGTCGTAATCTTCAATAAAGGGTGCGATTTCTTCGTACCTAGGTTCTTGTTTATATGTGTCTAGATCAGAATAGACTTCGGATTTAAGACACTCTACAAGAGACTCAAGGTTTTTGATAATTAACTTAAGCTTTTCTCTATCCATTTTTATCAACCCTGACAAAGGTAATTATAGTCAAAAAAAAGAGGGGAGTCAAGTCCCCTCTTAATATCAAGCAACTTGTGGTTGCTTTGCCATATTTAATTGTGCAGCTTTAAGAAGACTTTCCTTCTTTGCTTTTTTCTTGAGGTAACGAACGAAGTAAGTATTCATTGAAACACCTCCTTGTTATTATTGCAAGGACGATATGCTACTCCACGATACGTATTTGGTGTGTGAGAAGGAGCATGAGTTTGGTTGTACCAAGAAACATACTCTTTTTTTGCATCTTCAGTGTTGTACTTACAACCTCGGTAAGTGACTTGAGACATTAGGTTTTCTCCTTAATTTTGAGGCTAAAGAGCGTTCCTTCAGTCGGCGTTTGCGTTCGCTATTTGCGAATAGCGAATGAACGATCCGTTCCGCGTCGGCTTACTTCCGTCGCATAATGCGATGAACGTGTTGATATTTAGTATAAAAGTTTTGTAACTTTTGCTACCGTTCTATGTAACTTAGCGTATGATCTGTTGCATATAATTGTTGGATGATAATATCACAACCAATCTTTGGGTTACAGTCTCCGCAAGTATACACATCCACTGCTGCCTTACCTTCCTCGGGCCAAGTATGAATGCTGATGTGACTTTCGGACAACAAACAAATTACAGTGACTCCCTGAGGATCAAACTTCTTTGAGATAGTCTGAACTACAGTAGCGCCACTTGCTACAGCTGCGTTTTCCAATAGGTCAATAAGACAACGCTCGTCATCCAAAAGGACAAACGAGCATCCATACAAGTTAAGTAGATAATGCTTTCCCATTTTACAGTGGATTCTCCTCCGCTTCTTTAATCAATGAACTTACAATCTCTTCTGTGCCGTCCATTGTTTTGATAGCATATAGAGATGATTTTTGATATTTTTTTACCTTTTTATAAGTTTTTAAAAGTCTATTCAGATCATTCTTAGGAAGTTGAAATTCAACTTCAAAATCATTATTAAATCCTTTACTCATTTTCTTTTCTTTTTCTCAGGTTGCTTTATTCCCCACAACTTAGGGTTTGCTCTTCCATATCCAAAATCAATTTTTTTCACTGCACCAGGACCATACTTATCGTAATACATATCGAATATACGAACTCTTGCTCCTCGTACTAGATCAAGACATTTTTTATCTTCTACTTCATACCAAATCAAATAGGCATCATTTGGGAAAGAATAATCTTTTGCTTTATCGATGGTGGTATCTTGAAGCAAGATATCACAACCATAGTTACTTGGCAGAACATTTTTATCTTCTTTACCATACTCTGCCATACTTTTCTCCGTACTTACTGCAACTGTCACGAACGACCTCCCCACTGAATATCTGGGTATGCCTCCTTTACATTATCAAAAGATACTTTGTATTTATCGGTAAGTTTTTTATCTTTTGTAAGAATTAATACTTCTGATTCTCTTGGATGTAAACCCTGAAGAAGATTGATAAACATAGTTTCTCTACGGATTGTAGACAAACCATTGTTACCACCTTTTACATAATGATAAAGATTTTGATACTCTCTGCGAAGTGAAGTTCTCCCGCGAGCATTAAGGTCTTGACCAGTGGCAGATTCGCCACCAGAAGCTTCTCTCATCAAATTTTCAGATAGAGTGCCAGAATATACTGATTGCTCGTCTGCGTTTGCATATGGAACATCTCCCTCTGGAAGAAGAGATACCACACTTTCATCAAAATTCCAAATAAAAATACTCTTTAAAGAATCATGCTCATATGTTTTAAGCACTTCAACTTTTTTAGCATTTGAACGTTGCTTAGAAGCAAGTTCTAAAATTTCAAATACAAATGGATTTGTTGGAAGAGTTTCGATAGGTTTTTCAGTCGTCGTCTTCCTCGTTCTCGTCATAGTCATAATCGTAATCGTTCTCAAATCGTACAGCTACTATCTCGTCTGGCATTACTTGCCCATTTTCATCAAAGAACTCTGGATGTAAATATGGAGGTCTTGATTCCAATAGATGCCTATAAGTTAACCAACCTATTATACCTCCTACCATAAAGAAGAGCAAGGTAAACATTGCGGCGAATGTAATTACATATGCTGGTTCCATTTTTTTTCTCCAGAGAGTTTATTTTTTCCTAATATCAAAATGAAATTCTATAAAGAAATGAAACTCTCTACGGAACAGAGAGATCATCTTGCCAAACTTCACTTGAAAAGTTTTTGGTTCTGGTGATCTCTTCCTCCTATTCCTAAGTAGTAACTCAACACCCCGATTAATCTGGAGTTCTGATTTATTTAGTTTGTTTTTTGCGTCTTCCTGGTCGTTTATCATGACTATACTTCCAAGCATCCTCTAAGATTCCATACAAATAATTTCTAATTTTTCTTGCTTCTGGTTTAGAAATATAACCATAGGCTTCACGAAGTTGCTTATGAATTTCATCCGAACCACCTTCAAGGTAATCATCTAAATCCATCACAAGACTGTTGATTTCACTCGCAGTATAACTTTCAATAAATTCTTCTACTTCAACACGTTTTGTTCCGCGAATTTTTAGATAGTCATAAAATTTCAAAACAAATTGTCCTTTGAAAGCATAGTCGATTGCTTTCTCAACATCACCATAGACTTCGTGAAAATTAGTATCCATTAAACTAAGTTTTGCTCCTTTAGATATTGAACAGTATCAGTACATCCACCGATGTGTTTGTCATCTACAATTACTTGAGGAAAAGTAGATCCTTGACCAAATTCTGCATAAAATTCTTCCCGAGAAAAATCTACATTTAATTTATAAACTACATGAGGAAGTTCTGTTAACTGTAGCACCTGTTGAACTTTTGTGCAATAGGGGCAACCATCTTTAGAATAAACGGTAAATTTCATAGTTATAATAAAAACTTAAAGTATATATTAGATACAAAAAAAGGAGGATTTCTCCTCCTTAGTTTAGCATATGTGTCAAGCAGATTATGCTTGTGCTTCAGTCCAGGATAGACGAGCAGCAACTGAAATTGGAACACCTGAAAGGTTTGTTGCGGTAATGGTAAAGGTATCTGGACCATCTGGGTAGATGCCAGTGTTAGCGAAGGTTCCGCCACCACCAACGATAGAGTTACCAAGATCTCTAACTTGTGTAAGATCTAGAGTACCAGCACCAGTTCCAACGTAGAATCCACAAACAACCTCACCACCAATCATTGTTACGCCATAACCAGCTTGAGCGGAATGGTCTGCAATTTGAGAAAGACTGGAGTTGATAGTAGAAAATCTGTTACCAACAGCATTTGTCCAAACTGTTGGGAATGCAGGCGCTGCATTCAGGTATCCACGAACAAGAATAGCAGTTGTAACACCCGTTACAGACATTCCAAGACCTCTCATAACTAACTGCATTCTATTGACGAGTTCTCTTTGTCCAAATCCTCCAGGAACACCATTATCGGCGGAAGGAGAAACTCGAATTGAGAATAGTCCTCTTTCAGAGTTTGCAGGAATAGCTACTGGGTTAGATTGACCGTAAGTAAATACGAGTGACTTATCATCATCATATCTACCATCCATGATAACACTTGTACCCCAGTGCGAGATTGCTGGAGCAAATGTTGGGTAAGCAAGTTCAACCACAGTTGGTCTAGTTGCGGAGAAAGTAAATGTCTGAGCACCTGCAACCCCAGCAGTTGTTGCCATTGGAGGAACAATAATATTTGGGTTATTATCAAGAGAAGGGGTACTAAACGTAATTGAGTTAATACCAATTGCAGTAATAAAGGTATTTGCAGCAAAAGAAGTTGATCCAAGACCAGAGATAACTCTTTGACCTACTTGTAGAAGAGCAGTTGATCCAACACCAACGTTGTTTCCTGCACCAATGGTAACGCTTAGGCCGAATGGATATCCAGATCTACCTCTAGTAAGTCCAGTCAGAGATGTTGTACCAATACCAGCATAGTTAATATATTCATATTGATCACCAGTTCCTGGGAAGTCTCCAGGTCTTCTTACAAGAACTGTACCAGAAGGAGCAGGGAATCCAGCAGTAGATGCAATACCAATATAGTTATCGGTGCTAACAACAGTTCCAGTAGTGATAGTTGTAGGAGGATGTGTGACAGTTTCATAACGAGCTGGTAAGTTACCAGATCTCATGTATGCTTCTTGATTGACATTGTTATTAGCTAACTTATGGCAATACAATACATCGCCGTTTATTGCGCGGAATCCCCAACGAATGAATCCAGCACCATACCAAGAGTAGTCCATATAGAACATCTGCATCTTGGAAAGATCGATGTTATATCCAGAAGGACCAGTTCCATCCATCTTATCGAGGTTCCACTGAGACTGAGGAATTCTTAGATCGTCAGTTCTCGTGACAGTTACATACTCATCTCTTGGTCCTCTGTAAGCAGGGTTAATTCTAATCTCAGTATCACTCAAGATATCCGTAACCTTATATGTCTGTCCACGAATTACAATGTTACCACCAACAGTCAATTGTCTAGAGAATAATGTTGGGAAGTTGGGGTTGCTCTGAGTAACTTGTGTTGATTCTTGAGTTACTGTGACTCTTCCTGCAATTTGTAAGATAGATTGTCTTCTAACCAAGAATAAGGTTGTGCCATCGTGTTCAAAGAACACTCCATTTTGGAAGTCAAATAAACCAAGTCTAGAAATAGCACCCGTCCACGTAGTTACGTTTGCAACATAATTTCCAGTTGCTGTGGTAGCAGAGGGAGAAGTAAGTGCAGTGTAAGTAAAGGTATTTGCTCCAGTAACGCCCGTAACTTCAAAAGTTCCATTGTATGCACTTTCATTACATCCAGAAACAGTAATTTGAGTTCCGGGAACAACTCTTACAATTCCGTGAACTTCTTTCGCTCTAATAGTAACAGTTGTTCCAGAGGAAGTAATAGTTTCAATCGGAATATTTGGTTTAAGAATGGTTCCAGAACTTATCTGAATACCTTTACCGGATTGATAGCGGAAGTATCTACGAGTTTGGCGAACAACATGCTCATAATTAGATTGAGCATTTGTTCCAAAAATAACTCCACCGTCAAATGCTCTATGCAGAACTCCTCCACTAGGTCTTACATAAACTGTTGCTTGGTTAAATGCAGTTGTTGCAAGTCCAACAGGAGCACTATTTACATAATAGGTAAATTGTGTGCTTGATCCAACAGTAGCGACTTGGAAATTTCCATTTGGTGATGCTTGTCCAATTACTCCACCCTGAGCACCAATGGCAAGTGCAGTATTCTGTCCAGTAAAGATGCTGGTGATGCCAATCTCATTACCAACAACTAATCCGTGAGGAACTTGAGTTGTAACAGTAACAGCAAAACCTGGGTTAATCGTAGCAGCCCAGGTGCTGGTTGAGAATCCACCAAGTGGCATTGAGAGAGGGGTTCCGACACCAATTCTTGAGCCAGTAAAAGTAGTACCCGAAAAAATACCAGTTCTTGCCAGTGATAAGCAAGTTACAATGCCAGTATCATTTCTTAGTCTGGCAGTAAAGGTTGCAATTCCTGTTCCGCCACCATCTTCAATAATATAGTTTCCATTAACGTTTGAAATATTACCATCTTGAATAAAGATTGGTGTTCCGTTTGGAGGTAATGCTTGAGTAGATGCAATAGTTACTCTTCTCGATCCCGTTGGCATTGTTAATGTAGTAATGCCTGAGATGACTACACCACCAGCAGAGGTTCCTGTTGTTGCAGAAAATCCAACTAAATTAATTGCTGAAGGCGCAGCAAAGGGTCTTTGATTGCATAGAATAATAGTTTCCCACTTCGATGCTTGAGATCCATATTCAAAGTCAGTATCAATCAAAGACTGTGGTTCAGAAACTCTAAACTTATTAACAGGGTCAGTAAGAGTAGCACATGGTTCGAATAAAAGGTTAGTCTCTTCAACAAAGATTTGAAGAGTATCACTTGAGCTCATCGCACTGCAATCTGTGCTGACAACAACGGTCGTTCTATTTGTTGTTGAATTATAAGTAAGAGAAGTAGCTCTTCTCTGTGCATCAGCAAAGTTATAAATTACCGTATTTAGATACGAGGTATTCGTGATTAAAAGTAAAGTTTTCCTGTCGGCATACCCATCAATCACAATGGTATTGGTTGATGGTGTAAAACTAATTAAATTTCTGAGTCTCTTTGCCATTTTGCTCCCTGCTTGCTTTTATATTAATGATTATTTATAAAAAATGATCAAATACCAAATCCAATTGCAAAAGCAATTGCGGTTGTGTTTGTTGCAATTACACTACCACCTGCGGTGGTTCCATCATGAACAACTAATGTTTTTTTATCGGTATCCACAGTAACTTCAGCTAAAGCTCCAGTAAAAGTTGCATGTTGTGCCGTAGTGCCTCTACGGAATTGCACCTGTTTTGTCATTTTTGGGGTGATTGCAGTTGTACTTTTATTTATCTGGTAAAGTTTTTTTGCCTATTTATTTCAATAGATTATTGGGTATATTTGAAATTATTTCACTCACTGACAAAACCAGATCACCAATCTCAGGATACTGATTGCACAAATCATTTTCAATAATTCCGAAGGAAGGGTATAAAGTTTTAACTGTCCCAAAAATAGGAAGCACTGTTTCATTCACTGAAGTATCTTTACCATTAATTCCAAGAGATTTTACATATATGTTTGATAGATCAAAATCTTTTATTTTTTCAATTTCAAAGTGATCGCAAACCAAATCCATAGTTTCTTTTTTGTTCTTCAAAAAATTATTGGATTCTATCCACATTATATCTTTGCTTTCTCTTATCCATTGAATGTTATTCAACCACATAAAAGCGATTTTTTCCAAATCAGTTTTAAATTGATCTGAGTTCAATGAAGAATGGCAGTTGTTTAAATGATGTTCATACTTTGAAGAAATAATACTCTCCATATATGATGAAGACTTTATTTTAAACAGATGATGTTTTAATTTTCGGTACAAAAATACTTTTTTTCCAGGAATGTTGTTTACAAACGGACAATAACCACTTCCAAATTTGACTACAATGTTATTACAGTCTTCTGTCAGTTCTAGATCTTTATTGAATAGTAAATTGTTTGCCCAAGATGGTTCTGAATAAACAATAGTAGAATTTGCTAGCAATGTTGCCATCAATGTAGATCCACAATGAGAAGTATGGTAGATCTGATTGATATTAATATCACTGATTTTCATTTGCCAAATCCTCATTCTTTTTTTCAAAACTTGCACCAAAAAAATGTGATATGCAATATCTACCGTGTCCAGAATAATAATCTCCATCATCTATACTGACCAACTTAACTCCATGAGTAACATAAGAGGGTAGTAAAATTAAACTATTATTCAAACACTTAAATTCATAATCATCATACTCTGGAAAAAATAATTCGCCACCTGAAAACTTTCTTGGTTCTTTATTAAAGTAACTAAATGCTAAGAAATCATGAAATATATCTGTATGTGGTTCATAGTAGTCCCCATTATGATAGTATCTTGCTTTCGTTATACAATAATTGGTACAAAGAATTTTTTTATGTTGAGGAAATCTATCAAAGAATATATTTAAAAATCCGTGATTGAATAATTTTTGAGTGACTGTAATAATATTGGAAAGGTTTTTATCGTTATATGCGGTATCTAATTGTATTGATCTAGATTTAGTTAGAAATTCTCCTGTTTGATAATCAACCGCCCCATGAATATATCCAGGTTCATACAATTTTCCAGGTCTCGTTAGGAATTTAAGTTCTTCCCAAATCAATTCCAATTCTTCATCCGTGTAAAAATTTTCTATTATTAGATGTGGAAATGGTTCGTTAAAAATATTAATCTTCCTTTCCATAATATATCACATATTTAAGTAATTATAATGTTCTCAATATCTTCTGTCAAATTCTGGTTGCTCCATATTAAGAGTCCATGCTCTTTGACCCTCAGATCCTTCAACTTGTCTCCAATTTGAAATAGATTCGTCCCATTCGTATTGATATGTATCCCAGGGTTTTGGAAATGGAGGTCTCCACTTCAATCTATCTGGGTCATACCACCAAAGAGGATGTGGTTGTTCTGGAATAGGTGGCAAAAATCTTTTATATTTTTCATTATAAGAATACCCAGGAGGAATAAACGCATCATACTGTTCATCATAAAAATCACCAATACCTGCATACTTATTTCTAAAGTTTGCATTATAAGATGTCTGAGCCCATTTTGTATCTAGCCCATATAGATTTTTTAGAAATTCAATTCCTTTTTGTTCAGATTCATTACCATTTTCATCTAGTATGTCATCATTAGATATAACAATGACTCGTGTTACTACATTATTTTGATCTAATTCTGCAAAGTGTGCCATATGTTTTTTTCCTATTGAATTAACTTACGGTAAAAGTTCCACCAGCAGTAAAGTCATGAATCACATAATCAGTTCCACCGACATTTGCGGTAGTGATAGTTCCACCAGTTGCTTTTGTTACTGTACCAGGATATCTTACAATGACTCTTCCAGAACCCCCAGTGTATGAAGTTGTAGATCCAGTTAAGGGTCTGGCACCACCACCAGTATTTGCGGGTTGAGTATTTGTAGTTGTTCCATCTCCATTATTTCCTGAGCTAGATGTCCCAACTCCTCCTCCACCAAAAGCAACAGTCGATGATGATCCTCCCCTAAATGTTGTTAAATTATATCCAGATCCACCAGCACCACCACCCGTAGTTGTTGCATTAGCACCCACTCCACCTTTTCCGCCGCCGCCACCTCCAGCGCCGGTGACGGGCGCTGTACTTTGTGATCGCCCAGATCCACCATTATTTCCTTGCCCAGAAGTTCCCAGTCCCCCGGCAGATATATTCAGATTACCTTGACCACCACCACCGGATCCACCAGATTGAGATCCTGTTTGAGGAGACGCTCCGTACCCACCACCGACAGCATCTGAAGCGCCAGTAAATGTTGTGTTAGATCCATTTGCACTTCCAGTTCCTCCACCACCAATAGTAATAGTTCTACTCACTCCAGAATTTAAAGTTGTAGAATAAATATACAAACCTCCACCACCACCGCCGCCGCCGATGGTGGGGGGGAAAAAATTATCATCAGTACCAAAGGATGTATTCTGCGCTCGCGCACCGCCACCACCAGCCATCATAAGAACTTCTATTGCTAGTGGAGGATTATTGGTAATATTTCTTCTTCTAGCAAATCCACCGTTAATTCTTGATAGTATAGGAGACATAATTATCGATAACCTCCGTTAACAACGCCTAAGAGATAATAGTTTGCAGTTGTACTTGCAGAACCAACAGTATTAATACCGGTAAAACTATATATGTCCATTCCACTGCTAGTGGTAACACCAGAAATTGCACTTGCCAATGAACCACCAGCCCAACGAATGGTTGCGTTAAATCCGTTAAGAGTAACAGCAGTACAACTTCTTGCAGTTCCCGTTTGATTTACAAATACACTAAAAGTAATTGAGGTATCATTAAAAGAAGAGTCAACAGGAATACCAGTAACTGCTAGTGTAATATTACCAGTTGGGTTTGTACAAATTGCAATATTACCGCCGCCAGTATTGTAAACTAGACTTGCAGTATTTCCATCAATCCTCGTGGTTTCCTCACCAACTGATTGGAATCTTGTAGTTGCAGCAGTTGTGTTACCAGTAATATTTGAAGAAGATGCAGTAACGATACCAGTAACTAAAACATCACCACTAACCGCAAGTTTTGATGTCGGATTTGTGGTTCCTATGCCAACATTTTTAGAACTATCAATTCTTACTGCTTCACCACTGTTACTATAAAACTCTAACTGCCCATCAGCAGAACTATACATTCCAGAGTCATTATCACCAGGACTGAAGAAACCATATCCATTATTATTAACACCAAGACCACCTGGAGCACCACCTCTTGCTCTGAAAGAGTTGGCAGTAGTAACACCAGAAACTGTAAAATCTCCACCATAATATAATGATCCAGTACCAGTTCTACCTAAAGCAACTGTATCTGAATTACCAAAAACAATAAATCCTCTAGTACCATCTTGAACTCCAGAAAGTCGTGTGGTATTTGATAAGTTCAGATCACCAAGCCAAGCATCATCACCAATTCTTACATTCTGACTATTTCCATTATTTGAGGTATAAACTTGATTTGCTGTTAGTATACCAGAAACTGAAACATTATCTGTAATAGTTACGGTTACAATACCAGAAGAAATAGGAGATACTGAAAGATTTGCGCCAAAGTTAATTGTTCCTGCTGTTCCTATTGTAGTATTATCGTCTCTAACAATAACTCCAGAACCAGACCCAACTATACCTGTCAATCCAGAACCATCGCCAGTAAACTTTGCCGCAGTTACATTGCCTGCAGCATCAATGTTTAAACGTACAACTCCATTTGCAGAAGTTGCATCATCCTCTCTAAAAATTCTAAAGTTATTTGAACTATCGTTATCAATATTCCAACGATAAACAGTTCCAGGAACTCCTCTAAAAATGAGTCTACTATTAGAAGCAGCATCTTGATTTATTACTATTTTACCAAGAACTGTTAGTCCAGTTTCTTGTGGATTTGTGGTTCCTATTCCCAAACGACCAGAAATATAAGCACCACCACCAACTTGAAGTTTTTGTTCCGATGTTCCTGTAAAAATTGTGGTTCCTATACCAACATTAAAGTTTTCATCACCAACTAACCAATACCTACTCGCATTAGCATCGGTTCTTATTCCAACTGCAAATTGATTACTTTTAGTGGTGTCTGGAGAGTCAAAATAATTAGCACCAGACCCACTACCAATTATAACTTTATAAGATGCTGATTCTGAAATACCATTTCTGGGTCCAAGGAAAATATTATTACTTCCAGTTTGGTTACTAATTCCAGCAGCAATACCAATAAAACTATTAGAACCTCCACTGCTGTTATTGAATCCTGCATTAAGTCCAAAGAAGACATTAGAACTTCCTGTGTTGGAATATCCTGCCGAACTACCAAGGAAGACATTAGAAACTCCACTTTGGTTGGAGTATCCTGCATTAAGTCCTAAGAATACATTGCTACTTCCAGTATTATTAAATCTTCCTGCATTAGAACCAATAAAGATATTATTAGTACCATTGGTAATAGAAGATCCAGTATTGCTATCACCAATTCTTGCGTTATTATTCGCACCAAATCCCAATACTCCACCAATTTGAAGGTTCGTTTGTGGATTTGTGGTTCCTATTCCAACATTAGATAATGTATGAATTCCTGCTGCTGTTGTGACCCACTGTGTTCCTATTCCACCTCCACCACCAGCAATACTAATATCAATTCTATTTCCAAAAACAGCAAATGTATTTCCACTACCTACAAAGTTTAATGCCGTAATAATTCCAGTTGTTACTAAATTTCCACCAGAGTAAATACCAATCCCCTGAACACCACCAGATAATGTAGAAACACCAGAGATATTAATGTTCGTCCCCTGAACACCACCAGATAATGTAGAAACACCAGAGACATTGATGTTTGTTGCATTAATATCTTTATTTACAATTCTTTGAGTTGTACTTGTTCCAACTAGAGGATGCCCACCAACAGTTGCACCATCGTGAATAACAGATACGTTTTTATCAGTATCTACTGTTATTTCTCCAGATTGCCCTGTGAATACAGAGTGTTCTGCTGTAGTTCCTCTTCTAAACTGTACACCTTGTACCATTTATAATATGGATATCTTTTTTATATTTATTATGATCAGATGATAGTAACATAAACATATGGTGCTCTGTATGGGTTAGAAATTCCAACCCCAACACCAGAGACATTAATTGTACCAGATCCGATTGCAGTAGTAGGAGTAAAGGATTCTGCAGCAGTACCTGATAATGTGAAGAGTACGAATCTGTCTGGTGGATTAGATCCCGATACTTCTGCAGAACCACCAAACGCACTGAAGGTTCCGGATCCAGTCCAGTATGGAACATAAATCTGAACATTTGGAGTGATTCCTCCAGTAATTGCAAATGTTCCAATTCCAACATCGGATTCAGTATTCTTCTCAATTCCATTACCAGATTCAAGGATTGTTCCAGATCCAACTGCAGTTGCGGGTATAAATCTTTCTTTTGCATTACCAGAAAGTGTAATAATAACAACTTGATCTGGAGGATTAGAACCTTCAACTTCTGCAGCACCACCAAAGGAACTAAATCTGCCAGAACCAATTTCAATAAAGGAACGTTTCTCGACTTTGGTTCCAGAGATAACAATTGGAACAACTTGATCTGGAGGATTGGATCCCTTAACTTCCGAAGATCCATTGATTGCAAATAGAGTTCCAGATCCAACGTTAGAATAAGTGTTCTTGAGATCTGAAGCTGCACCAGAGATAACAATTGGAACAACTTGATCTGGAGGATTGAATCCAGATACTTCTGCAGAACCACCAAAGGAACTAAATCTGCCAGAACCAATTTCAATAAAGGAACGTTTCTCGACTTTGGTTCCAGAGATAACAATTGGAACAACTTGATCTGGAGGATTGGATCCCTTAACTTCCGAAGATCCATTGATTGCAAATAGAGTTCCAGATCCAACATTGGAATAAGTATTCTTGAGATCTGAAGCTGCACCAGAGATAACAATTGGAACAACTTGATCTGGAGGATTGGATCCAGATACTTCTGCAGAACCACCAAAGGATCTGAATGTTCCAGAACCAATTGCTGTTGCAGGAGTAAAGGACTCGGATGCAGTTCCAGAGAATACTACAATTCCGAAACCAAAGTTTGAATTATTGGATTTTTCAACTACATTTCCAGAGAATATTACAGATCCAGATCCAACATTGGAATAAGTATTCTTGAGATCTGAAGCTGCACCAGAGATAACAATTGGAACAACTTGATCTGGAGGATTCGATCCTTTGACTTCTGCAGATCCACCAAAGGCACTGAAGGTTCCAGAACCAATTGCTGTTGCAGGAGTAAAGGATTCTGCAGCAGTTCCAGAAATTTCAATTGTTCCAGTTCCCCTCCATTCTGGCTTACCGCGAACTTCAGTCGCGCCATCACCACTAATAACAATGGTTCCAGATCCAACGTTAGAATAAGTGTTCTTGAGATCTGAAGCTGCACCAGAGATAACAATTGGAACAACTTGATCTGGAGGATTCGATCCCGTAACTTCTACAGAACCACCAAAGGAACTAAATCTTCCAGAACCAATTTCAATAAAGGAACGTTTCTCAACTTTAGTTCCAGAGATAACAATTGGAACAACTTGATCTGGAGGATTGGATCCAGATACTTCTGCAGAACCACCAAAGGATCTGAATGTTCCAGATCCAACATTGGAATAAGTATTCTTGAGATCTGAAGCTGCACCAGAGATAACAATTGGAACAACTTGATCTGGAGGATTGGATCCAGATACTTCTGCAGAACCACCAAAGGCACTAAAGAATCCAGATCCTTGATAACGTTGTGGTATGAGAACATACCCAGTAATATTAATTGTCCCAGAACCAATGTAAGAAGATGGTACAAATCTGTCTCCAGTAGATCCAGAAATCTGGATAGTACCAAATGGATATACAGTCTCACCGGCAGTATAGAAGATGTAATCATAATTCTCAACCTGATCTACAGGAGCAGTAATTAATCCATAAGAATCGGATTCTGTTGCAGAAGTATTAACAGTTCCGTAATTTTCTGGAGAACCACCAAGAAGCACAGAGTTGATGTTATATGAATCAGTATTCTTCTCTTCGAGAACTCCACTATTATCAATAAATCCAGAACCAACAAATACGGGTCTAAAGGATTCTCCAGCGGATCCAGAAACATTAAAGAGACCGAATGGGACAATTATTGGATATAGGAATCCATAAGAATCAACTTCAGTTACAGAAGAAATTATTAATCCATAATCTTCAGTATCATCTACAGAATCATCGATGAGACCATAAGAAGTAGAGAACTCAATATTGGTATCAACTTCAATAGAATCAATACTATAGAACTTAGTAATTGCTTCTCCAGCGATTCCAGATGCGGATATTGAACCAGAACCTTCTTGAGTAAACTGAATCTTGAGTTCATTGAAGGATGCACCAGAAATCTGGATAGTACCAAACGGAGTAATGGTTTCTCCCGCGGTGTAGAATACATAATGATAATC